CGCCTGGCGATCCTTCCTGCTCTTACAGCCCGGCAGGCGGCCCTCGCCGCGATCGTCGCCCTGCGCTACCACCGGCAGCTTCCGGGTCGCCTCGTGGAGCCTCTCCGCCTCCTCCTTGACCCGGCCGGCGTAAAATGACTGTTGCTATTAACCTCGACGATCTTCTTGACCTCGCCGATCAATCGCGCGACGTCTTCGACCCAGTGGCGTTGCTGTTCGGCGACGCCTTGATGGACGCCCCCCTGGTCGAGATCGCTCCAAGCCGGGACGAGTACGGTATCGTTCCGACGTGGAACGTGCCCCGCGAGGTCCTTCGTGGGGCAAAGATCGAGGACCTCGAAAAACTTCTTGCGGGTACTTGACAGCCGCTGCCGACGGTGCTAGACTAGAGGTAGAAAAAAGAAGGGGGAAGGAAATGGACAAGCTCGAACTACTGGAGAGGGCTGCCTCTCTCGTGGACGAGGCGTACGTTGATCTGCGGAAAGCCTTCAGCCGCGTCGATGGGTGGGTGCTGGACCTCGACGCGAACCTGCCGCTGGAGGGCGGCAAGATTCGCGACCTCGGCAAGCGGCTCGCTCATGCAGCCGACGCCCTCGCGGAGAGCGCCCAGTACCTACTGAAGGCCGCCGATCTCATCGAGGACGAGGAGGATTAAGATGGAAGAGACCTGGATCACCGTGGAGGTGCTCGGCGCGTACTGGGTCCCGCAAGCACTCAACGTTGAGCGCGACGAGGATGTGGTACGCGTTGATCTCGATACAGGCGAGCGCGTACGCATCATCGTATCCGGCGACCGCAGCGAAGAGTTGGCAACCTTCATTGAGCAGGAGATTGCAGCCGTAATCCGCAACAAGTTTAACTAGGCAAGATCGGAGGCCCAGCGCGGCAATAGTGCTGGGCCTTCGATTTTGCATGTTAGTCCTAGTCAAGCACGGATTACTCTTGGACGAATTGGTCGGCCGGGCGGGACTCGAACCCGCAACCTGCGGCTTATAAGGCCGCTGCTCTCACCGTTGAGCTACCGGCCAACCTGGTGGATACCCATGCCCTGCAACACCTTGCCCAGTGTCATGTGGTAGAACCCTAAGTCTACCTTAGCCCAAAATTCATGCTCCCCCAGGGATGAAAGGGCGTCCTCGTCTCCCCCTACCATCTCGCTGATCTGGTCCATGAGACCCTCAAGCTCCTGGATGATACCCTTTAGCCTCTCCGTGGCTGCAAACAGGGCTTGCTGCTTGCTGAGCGATACGCTGCCAGACATTGTGAGTGCACCTCCAGGACCCCACGGCTAGTTCTAGCTTAGCAGTAAGCCAGGGCGTGCTGCAACTCCCCTGGAAAGTCTTAGGCGTTTTTGGTAGACTGACCCTCGATGGGCGTCGTACTGGACATCTCTAATCACGATTACTCAACTTTCTCCGAACGTTGCTTCAAGGAAAACGGCGTGGAGCGCGTCATCATAGGGTGTTGGGATCGAGAAATTAGTCGCTCCATGCTAAAGCGGTGTCGGATGGCGGGAATAAAAGCCGAGGATTTGTACGCTTATCTCTACTTCGGACTCCCTCATGAAGGGAGAGAAGTAGAGAACGCCCTTGCCATTGCAAGGGAGGAGGGAGGAATAAAAAGAATCTGGCTCGACGTAGAAGCGACCGGTTCATGGGAAGCTCCGGGAATGACTCCCGAGCGGAGAATTACGGCAGTTAGGAGATACGTTAACGACATCCGCAATGCCGGAATAGAGCCGGGAATCTATACAGGTAGGTGGTATTGGCCTACATACATGGCCAATACAACCGAGTTTTCCTCGCTCAAGTTGTGGCATGCAGAGTATGGGCCGAACAGCGAACCAGCCCCGCCGATACAAACCGTGTCGTACGGTGGATGGAGTAGAGTATCCGTGCACCAATACACATCCCTTTACTTTGTGTGCGGACGACGTCGAGACGCAAACTACTGGTGGATCCCAGAGGAAGAGGAAGATGCTATGGAAGTACTCGAAAAGCTACGGAACGACCCCGCCTATGCGAAGGCCTTTGCTGAAGCCCTAATCAAGCATCCCGACGCGCGCAACATTATCGGAACGACGGCGAAAGATCTTCCTGTCCACCTGGCCATCGACCCGGGGCCGAGGCAGGCCTGGGCAGATCTATTCCGCCAGCTTATCGGCCCGCTGGCCGTCAAAACGGAGGTAGAAAACGCTCTTCGTCAAGTAGCCCGAACAGCCGAACTGGGTACGGAAGACCTGGGGCAGGGGCTTCGGGCGATCTGGCGTCGGTTGCAGAAGCTTGGTGCGCAGCTAGCGACGGCAGCGGATGCGCTCGACAAAAACAAGCCTGTACCATGAGGGGGGGGGATGCCGGAGCAGGTAATTCTTGCTCTTATTGGACTGGGTGGGACAGCTATAGGAGTCCTTTTCAGTTTCCTGGGCACCTGGCTACAGACGAGGCTTCGGCGCTGGGAAATGGCCGGACAGGTCGACCGAACCGATGCGTCCACCCTCTGGTCTTCAGTTATGCAGCTCGTGCAGCAAGCAACGCAGCTTGTACACACGCTCGCAGACAGGACAGTAGTCCTCACTAAAGAGGTTTCAGAACTTGTGGTGCAAGTTCGCACAGCCCTTGCCGATCTACAGGGGGACATTATGCAGGCACGGGATATGTTCGCTACTCTACGTCAACTTATCGCTGACCTAGAGGTCGCCATCGAATCTCAGAGGAAGGCCACGGAAGATATTAGAGCGACCAAGGATCTGTTTCAAAAACTCATCGACCGCTACAACACTAGCGCGAGTTCTAATGGGGAATACACCCCCTAGAGGTCTTCCACATCCGGATTCCCGGAGCCAGTAGTATCACCAGGAAGGCCGTAAAGTATTCTCGGCCTTCCCCCCTTTCCAGTCTTTACGGACACCCGAGAGAGGAGTCCCTTCATCACCATCTTTTCTGCCCATCGGTAGGCCTGAGAGGCACTGACCCCCAGATTGAGGCCTATATCCTGTACATCGACTGCAACCGGCTTTACACCTTCTCGACGAAGGTTCTCCAGGATGAAACGGATGGTCTCGATTCTCGCTACGTCACCTGTGGGGGTTGACTTGCCATCTTCCCACCTCTCCCGTATGTCAACAGGTACATCACTCTCTGCGACGGCAGATACGAGAAGCGAGTACCTACGCTCCCACTCATTTTTAGTCTCGACCGGCCTCCACTCCAGTCGCGTATAGAGGTCCTGCTTTTTCGAGTCAATATTGCCTTTGCGGACCTCAAGATGCTGGAAAAGTACGGAGGGATTGTCCGGGTCGTGCTCAGAGGTGACGCGCCATATCCATCGAGTCGCGTTCTCCTTATAAATGGAGCCGAACGGGTTGTCTGAACCGCGTGGCTCGTGGTCGATGATGACCACCGTAGCTGGAAGCTGCTGGAGTAATGCCATAGTGGAAAGAATGTCAGAGGATTTCGTTACATCCTTCGTGCTCCTTTGTCCGGACGCTACGGCAAATCCAAAAGAGTCTATCAGCACCACCCCGATCTTTCTCTCGTAGATAAAGTCGGAAAGCTCCGCCATCATGTCTGCTATTGGCAGCGTACAACGTCGGTAGTAGAGGTTCGGCCACGACCACTCCTCTTGCTCGATCGCTTCGAAGGTTCCGGTCCATATTTCCACGGCCTTCCGAACGAACTCGTCGCGATCCATCTCCCAATCGAGGTAGAGGACCGGCACCTGCCGTACCGGCCGGTCCAGGAAAGGGCGGCCTTGTGATAGACAGAGAGACAAGTACACAGCCAAATACCCTTTTCCCTGCCCGCCTTTGCCGTAGAGAATGCAGGGCCACCCTTCGGGGAGGACGTCCGGAATCCACCAGCGGCGGTTATCCGGCGTTCGTACAGACGTCATTTCCTGGATGGTGTCGTCTCGATAACGAATTGGCACGAGAAGCCGACTCATCCGCGCCTGGAATGTCCTGTAGGCCTGCCACGGATTCTCATACAAAAGGTCGGTCATTTTTTTGAAGTTCTCGTGCAGACTCTCGATGAAGAGTTGCTTGGAGAACTCTTCTGCGTACGGCCTGAGGTCGGCAACGTCCTCCCGAAGCTCGATTCCAAAGAGGCGCTGTATGTCCTCCTTGCTGACAGCCTTGCCGGAGGATATACGCCTACAGATGTAATCGAACGCGGACTGGAGGTTGCTATCAAACTCGAAGGAGGATGAATTGACCCCGGACTCTATGCAGGCGGCGAGATCGTAGGTCGTACGAAGCCCGGAAAGGACGTAGATAGCTAGCTCTCTTTTGCTGTCCCAACCCATTTTTCCATATACCCCCAGTTAGGCCCTACGGAGATATCGACCTTAAGGGGAATCAGTAGTTCTACGCCCCAGCCCTCCTTTAGGGAGGTCGGTAGGACTTCCTCGAACACCTTCCGGATGATGCTGCACCATTTATCTACAACGTCTTTCCGCACCTCAAAAAGCCAGGCATCGTGGACGAATGCTAGCGGCCGGATCTCCTCTTCGTCAATCGGGAGGAGGAGAGCGGCCATGACCGCTAGATCTGACGCGGCGCTTTGGATCGGGGAGTTAACAGCCTGTCGAAGGGCGGCAGCCTCCTCCTCTCGATTGGGAGACCAAATCTTCTCAGGTCGGCGTTTACGGCCAAGGATGCTTCGAACGAACCCCAATGCCTTGGCCTCCTCCCGCCGCTTGTTCTGCCATTCCCGCAGCTTGCGATAGCGCGAGAAATACGCCTCCCTCGCCGCCTCGGCCTCTGCAAGGCTCATGCGTACGCCGTAGCTATACTTTGCGTAATCGAGAAACTTGGCGGCTCCCATGCCGTAACAGAAGCCGAAGTTTACGGCCTTCGCTCGTCGGCGGTCCTCGCTTGTGATTTCATCCCGACGCTTCCCGGTCACTGCCGCCGCGGTTTCTGTATGAATATCGCCGTTGGGGTCGCGGAATACCGCGAGCATCACGGGATCCTGCGACTCATGAGCAATGAGGCGAAGCTCGATCTGGGAAAAGTCTACGGAAATAAGATTCCAACCCTCACTACCGATGAATAGCTTTCGGATTTCCGGGTTTCTTGGTACCTGTTGTAGGTTGGGAGATCGGCAGGAAGTCCGTCCAGTAACAGTGGCATCCCACCGATACTCGGGGTGTAGCTTGCCGTCGCTCTTAGCTTCCCTCCTCCACCCCTTAAAGAACCCCAAGGTCTTTTCTGCATCGGACCTCTCGCGTAAGAGTTCAAGGACGTACTGCCCTGTTTCTTCCTCTACAATATCCCGCAAATCTTCCAATCGGTTAGAGCTAACCAATACCGTCCCGCGGACGTCAGTACGCCAGGCTGGATTCACCGGGAATTTCAGACCGTCAAAAAGGAGTACGCCTAGGAGGTCTCCCCCAATTGAGTTCTCCTGGGACACCATGTCTGGAGGCCTTAAGATCTCAGCCCAAGGCGTGGACGCATCCACACTTGTATCCGCCTCCGGCAAAAGAGCAAACAGCTCCTCGTCGATTTCTTGAATCCTACGAGAAAGCTTTTCTTCTTCTATCTCTAAAGATTGCCAATCGACGGCTATCCCGCGATCTTGCATTCGCACGAACAAGTCGATACCAGGAACGATCAGTCTCCGCATCAACCGTGCTAAATCCGGGTCCCGGCGAAACACATCTAGCTGCAGCTCCCGCAGGCGATGGGTGTACGCCGCGTCTTTGGCCCCGTACTCTCCCAGCACCTGCAAAGCGTAGATTTCGCCGTCCTTGAATTCCAAACCGTAGGGGGGAACGCCGAGAAGAGACTCGGCAAGAGATTTCAGGCTTGTGTCCGTATTCTCGTTAATTAGATGGGCGGCAACCTTGGTATCGTAAGTGACCCTAATAGAAAACCCGTTCTTTCTCAGCCAGAGAACATCGAACTGTGCGTGGTGTGCCACCACCTTCTTTTCCGTGAATAGTCGAGAAAGAGCCTCCTTCACGTACGAGAAGTACTCTTCCGCGGCGTCAGCATTTTCCGGATGATGCCAGGGGAATACGAAGCCACGTTTACCATCCGGAGACACCTGGATAGTTAAAAGGCGGTTCTCTCCGTCGGGGTATAGACCCAGCGTTTCTACGTCTACCGCGAGGACGTCGGCGGTAGATAGCTCTTGGATTGCTTCTCGCGCTTGAGACAGGGAGCGGCAGAGAATAGTTTCCACGTCTCCCGACTCTTTCTGGCCCCCCTCCAGCCGCTGAATCCACGTAAAGTAAGCAGTTATCGCGGCTAGGTATTCTGCCCGAGCCTTGCGACCGCCGGGATGATCCTCTAGACCTCCCTGACGCACGTAATAAGAGAGATGGGGGATCGGAAAGATATAACTACCGTTGATTTCTACCGGAGGTCTTCCGACTTCTTTGAGGATCCCCCCCTGAGCCTTGCGACCGGTTAGGTAGCTCCAAGCTTCGTTACCGCAGGCAAAGATGTAATTAGGTCGGATTCTGTCCAGCTCCTCGCGAAGGTACACCGAGCAGGCAGCTATCTCTGCCTTAGTCGGCGGCCTATTCTCCGGAGTCACGCACTTGACCAGATTCGTGAAGTAAACGTTCCTAAATCCAGCTTCTTCTACAAGCTGGCGGAGGAGTTGGCCAGATCGTCCAACAAAAGGGACTCCGGCTCGGTCCTCGTCGTATCCAGGATTCCTCCCCACGAACACGACCTTCGCATCTTCCGGTCCATCCCCCCAAATACAAACATTCTTGGCCCCGTCAGACAACGGGCATCGGGAGCAGAAGCGATCGCGCGGCAAGGAAAACCTCCTAGGGTGCCTCTAAGCGGTTGATTTGACTAAGCAGGATGGAGGCTCTAGAGGAGGCGGTCCTTAGAGCCTCTCCGATCCCCAGTATATCCTCCAGGGAGGGGCGTGTGGGAAGGACTACGTCTACCAACATGGCCTCACTTGCCAGGGGTCGGGCGAGGATCAAGGCTCGATCCCCCGTAAACGTTAAGACCTTGACGGTAACGCCGGATGCGTTTATAGTGCGCTGTTCCGCTTCCCCAAATAGCTGCGAGAAGCGGTCCCTCAGGATCTCAAATGCATCCTTTCTGGGGTAAAACACGGCTCCACTAACGTTGAACATTGTTTCTCCTTATCTCCTAGGAGCAGGTGTAGCCGGGTTTTAGGAAGAACCGCTGGTAGGCACCCGTTAGGTACGTAACCCAAGGTCTCCAGTTGCGGCCGGCGTCGGATATGAGGATAGCCGCCGCGATATTCGTGGCTGGATCGAAAAGGTCTTCGGATCTTCGAATAATCCCTAAATTCCTTAGTCTGTCTGCATAGCATTGGAGGTTTATTTGAAACAGCCCCCAGTCCTCATTGCGGCACTCGAACGAACACCGACAGCCGGTGCTTCCCTGGTTAACATTCACCGCGCGGGGGTTCAGGCCTGACTCCGCTGCCGCCACCGCGACGGCGATATTGGCAGCCGTTCGATCGGGGTTGACTCGAAGGAACATCTCGCAGATTAATCGTACAATATCAGAGCTGCCGGGCGGTGAGGCCCCGCCACCTGCGGGATCGCAATCCTTCCCATGTTGACTTGGGCTGCACCCGGGAGAGACACGGCCAGTAGGCTCGTCGTACCAGAAAATTCTGCCGGGGATATTGGGAAGCACGGTACAGGGATCTACCGGAGAAGCCCCCTCTTCCCCACTCCGTCCGCTAATGTTGATATAGAAATGAAGATGGGGGCCTGTACTGTGCCCCGTGTTACCACTAAAAGCAATCACCTCTCCTTGGGAGACAGATTGACCGATTGATACATTCACCTGAGACAGGTGGCAGTATCCAGAATAAAACGTCATCCGGATCCCAGAAGGGGCTATGTAATCATGGAACAGGACCACGTATATGCCACACCTGCTTCCCCCTCCTGGATCTACGGCGACGACCTTCCCAGCAGCCGTTGCCAAAATTGGGGTACCGACAGGAAGGATCCTAGCGTCCTTGTAAGTGATATCTATCGCGTTATGAGTTGGATACCAAGGTGGGCGGTAGTAAGCGGTTATCAATATATCCCTATCCGTCGGGACTGGCCAAATAAGACCAGTAAGGAGGCCAGGACAGGACCCAGCCGGAGCACCGACGGTATACCTCGGGATACACTCTGCCCCAAATAGACTGCTCACGGGAACAAGAGAACCTTGTAGGTTTTCTGGGCCGAGAAGATGGCTTCAGGGAACTGCTTATCTCGTGTCACCATAAGTGTAGCTGCTATCCCTAAGACTACTGAGTAGCCATCCGAGAAGACTACTGTGTACCCAGTCGGACCCCAAGTGGGGTCCTCGTGGAGAGGAGGAACGAAGAGGATTCTATTCTTAGATACCTCTTCATCGTCCCACCAGTTTTCTATCGGACGATCGGCGGCTATTACGAGAATTCTGGATGGAACCACGCCTGTTCGGTGGATAACCTCAACGCAGGATAGCTTTCCGCCAACAACTTGCAAAGGAGGAATCCAATCGGATTCCCAGTACTCCCCTTCGCTGGAAAAAGCAGCTCCGTATATCCTTACGTTACCCCCAGCCGATTCAAGCATTGCTGCGGACTTCTGGGAAGCAATTATCTCAGTAATATCCTCAGGCCATTTGTACACGTACTCGTCCACTACCCACTCATTGCTCTGGGAATACGCCGCCGCAATAGTGTCATGGACAACTATCGTATCGCCCGGCTGCAGTGGCTTACCGGTCGTGTTGTCCGACGGTAACGAGGGGACAACCACTCTTAAGGAAGTAAAGCCGCGGAGTTTAGCCGAGGGATCAGTCAGGTGAGCATAGGCCAGATTCCTTAATTCCTCCCCTTCTGTAACGCCATAATCGTTAATTTGAAGCTCTCTCCGGACAATGTAGTACCCTTGCTGGGGGTCCCAATCGGTTTCCCTCTGAGGGATGAGAGCAGAAGTATCCTCAGAAGCGTTATTTATTCCAAGGCCGTATGACCGAACCCTGGAGTAGATCCCCGTCGCATCAATGACGGGAGAAACAGAAATTATCGGCACGCACGGACTTGGCCCCACCGGCGTCCCGTCCGGAGGAGGTTCTGGGATTTCAGGTTCGGACGGTACAACGTCTCCAAGAATTCCCTCTCGCCCAGGAGCTAGATAAAAGCCTAGGTCCTCGTAAAGGCGTTGAGATAGCGACTGAAAGTTCGGCGAAGAACTGTGGTCGCCTTCCATTAAGAAATATGGCACGTCATTGTTGGTAACCGTACCCGAGGTATAAGTTCTCCCTACCAGTAGATTATTGTCGTGGCAAGCTACGGCTCCGAAAGCTGGAGGAGGATGGGCATAGTCAACAGAGAGGTCATCTCTCACCGCTATGACGCCGGGGTGAAGAGATGAATCGTCGTTAAAGAACAGCGTTCGCCCGCAGACTCGACGAGCCGACCACCGATTAGCACCGCTATTGGTAGCGACTACGATCGACCAGGAAGTTAAATCGCTAGACGCGCATATATACGCTGTCCCGCTAGTGGGAGTTAACACTGAAAGGAAGGTTTGAGAGGGTGTTACGACCAATGCTTTGTTTCGTCCCTGTACCGATACCCAAGAGGTTGGAGCAGTCGGGACAATGAATGACCACGTAGATCCTCCGTCCGTCGATTTCCAAAATCGGACCCTCCAGCCAACGGTCTCCACGCCTAATACAACCACGTTCGCTCCTGAAGCTACAATAGCGTAGCCAAATGGTTTACGGTTTAGGAACTCGCCGCCCGCTAGAGTGTATACATGCGTCCAGGTAGATCCTAAGTCCTCACTAAGATATACCCTCGTTCCTTCTGAAGACGGGTTGCCAATGTCGGCATCAGATCGCAAATCAAAGAGAGCCCACAGTCGGGTACCGTCTATGTACACGTTGTAGCAAAAATAATTTGGGACACCAATTTCCTCCCAGGCCCCCTGGTAAAATCTCATAAGTTTCCCGCCAAGAGGTGCTGGAGTATACCCAATCGCATCTATGAAGAATAATACATCCTCGCCATTGTTAAGCTTCAGGGACCTCAGACACCAGGGGTTTGTGAATCCTGTTCCCACAAGTTCACTAAACAGTCCGTCTTTACCCTGGAAGACTACAACGCCACCCAACAGACTGTTGTTGAGAAATTTACGACCGCATGCAACAAACATAATGCTCTAACGCCTTCTCCACTTGCAGCAAAAGGTTGCCTCTCCTAATGATGGGATTATCCAAGCAAACCCTGCAGATCCGTGGCCCACCGTTAGACATCCTTGAGAGGAGGTTGTCCCTCCCAAAAACGGGGATCCACACCAATCTGAATACAGAATGTAGAGGTATTTAGCGAACGTTCTTCCGCCAACACGATAATAATGAGTAAGAACTGGATGTTTGACGGGAGCACCTCTCCTCACCACTCCGAAGATAGATGTTGGTGTGGTGCTGTTTCCAACCGTCCTCGAAAAGGACCACAGGCTGGATAGGTCTATGTTTCCTAGCTTCTCGTCCGGATCACATACGGCTACTACAAACGCAACAAGATCGGTCGCTTCGATATACTTATCGTGACTAGGAAGCGGACGTAGAGCCCAGAGGAGATCAGGGGAGGGCGGGTCATTCAGGATCATAGCTTTTAGTGTTGGCACTCCCTGAAAGTACGCTACTAAGTACTTAATTTCCCCGCACGGCTTGTTACCAGTTCTGGGGGGCCCCGGATTCCCAAAACAGGGCAAATCCGGCTTCTGCGACCCTCTCGGGAAGATCTCTACAGCCTGTCCACTCGGGCTAAACGGCTCCTCCTTTCCAATCCAGGTAGATCGGTAATCCCACCCTATTCCTTTCTCCCCAGGAGGCCAGGGCCACGCCTTAGCAACGTCGGCCATCAATCGATTGGCCGGAATGCCAGATGCTAACGACCAGTTAGCATTAAGTTCGTTCCCGTCCCAAACTGGGTCGGAGCGGTTATAAACCGCTACTATTGGCCGCGACGGAGAGTCGTACGAGCCGGATGAAAAACGAGTGAGGTCTTTGAATATCCAGCCTCTTCTAGCTTTGGCCCCCACGTAGTTAGGACCCACCTTTTCCCGAGCAGAGGGGAACCCCTCATTCGTAAAGTCTTCCTCTCTTGCAACATCGACCGTAGGCCACTCGGTGTAATCTTCAGGAAGAGAGTTGATAAATGGAGATCGAATGTAGTTATCCTCCACCCCGTACAGACAATCCACCCCGCGTAGTCTCCAAACTAGCCCGAGCTCCGGATCGGATTCACGTACAACAGATTCCGCACGCCAGATCCCTATGGGAGTCCCAGTCATGCGATCTACAGCTTTAACACGCTGCCATGGGAATACAGCCCCGACACCAGTAATAGCAAAGGTGGCCTCAACATACGATGGTCGATGCCCCAAATGGGCATATACCCTCGCCCGAATTAGATACTTCGCCGGCTCCCACTCCTCTTGGGACGCATCTGGTGAGTCCGCTGTGGGCATCGCCATGTTTTTAGAAACAAACCAGTCGAGTACGATCCCTCTCATGGCTCAACGATTACTCGTACTGCGTCCTGGCTAAGCGTAAGAAACCGGTTTCGTGGGGAACAAAAGGCCAGATCTTCTGAGAATTCTATCACAATCTCTTGGTTGGTAGCCAGGACAATCTGCATTCCGGCCGGTCGGCCAAGGTCTGGATCAAGATACCTCATGGGAACCATAACCGAACTGGGAACGCTGTTTTTCGTCAAATCGTCATCGCCCGCTGCAGCGTACACCTGAGCGTAACGCGGGACAACCCCAAATCCATGGGGAATAACGTACCGACGAGGTACTCCCTTCTGCCACCACGTGTCGTAGTAGTTCTTGATTTTTGAAAGTATCCCGAGGCCTCTTTGGGCCATTTCCCGAAGAGTAACTACAGCGGTAGCGCGCGGTCGTCGATTTAGAACGTAAGTACTGAGGTTGGGCCATTCATAGACCCACTGGTCTATGACAAATCTGTTTCCCGTTGCTTCGTCCTGAAGGCCAGGTGGAGGAGGATCTAACCTAATGACATCCCCGGGAATGGGAACGGTCCCTTGGGTGCTTATAGGTATACCCTGTACAGTAATCGAGCCTATGGCAGGTCCGCGATACTTAGGGGGGTACGTAACTAACGCGGACCGCGCCCTATCCTGCAGTTCAGTTAACTCAACTAGTGCGTCGTCGTGAGACAAGGCCTCTCGTGTGACCAGGAACGCGTTATTGCTTGGATCCCACATGTCTTCCATAGCTGCAACACGCCTAGCATCGGCGCGTAGGCTAGCCAGCCCCCTACCAAGCACTGTAGTTCTCGAATAAACATTGAACCCTTCAAGTTCAGTTTTGAATGAAATAATCGGGATTTTGGTAGGACTGGGAGGATCAGACCATGAAAAAGAAAGAGCCGGATCCCACTCTACTGAGCCTCTACGTAGGTATTCGAATTCTGCCCCAGTGCGAAGCCGCCCTGGAGGAGCGACGCGGAACGTGTAACCGACGCCGCTATAATTCTCGTCCCAGGGCTGCTCTCTAGCGAGTTGGAAAACGGCGTCCAAAATCGTAGTCTGCGGTGACCGCAGGTAATTCCTTCTAACGGGCTTCCCAGGATCGCCAGCTACCAGCGTCACGGATCTGGGCACGTCATTGCCGGTGAGCTTCGTAACTAAGTCACGGATAATAACAATCCGTGGGGCGGGGCCTTGGCCCGGCGGCTGCATCTGCGGACCTGCTTCATCATAGACAGGTACGTACGTCGCGGATGGATCTGGTTGGAGAGGAATAGTAGGATGCATTTTGTCGGCTTGGACAAAATTATCAGCCAAGGCATACATGTAGTCTCTAGCAAATATCTTCCACTTATAACCCCTGCCGGTAGGGCTAGCTAATGCCCCCAGAAACTCCGGCTGAAGCTGCATAACCCTTCCTACAAACAGGGGTGCACCCAGATCGTCACTCCAAACCCTTATTCTTTGGAACGGATAAATTGTCGGGAGAGAAGGGACAACGGGAACGACCGCCTCTAGATCGCCTGACCTCTCCTCAGCACTCCAAGCGATTCTTAGCGAAATAATATAAGGAAGGTCCGCCCAGGTTTCTCCCGGGAGTCGCATATCAGAAATCTGCAGACGAACACCGCCAGCAAGTGTGTACACTACCTCACCTCCTGTCTATTGCCGAAAACTCTAACCTGTATTCCCACCGAGATGTCTGCCCGATCCTTATTAACGTACATCCTCGTGGGATACACCAGTACGTAATAGTGCCCTCCGGAGCCTCCACAGTAATGCCGATAGTGTGGTCCCGTTCCGATCCACGGAAAGTATCGCCTGCCCTTGCGTTAATCCAGGCTCCGGACATGCCGGAAAGGATATCGAGAGGGTGAGGAGTCATCGTATCGGGAAGAACCCCCATGAGCTGAATGTCTAGCTCTGCGAGGCCTAAATCCGTGAAAAACCAATTCGGTTCTCCAGTGTCGGTGTTTCCCACCAAAGGCACGACAGCCGGTTGTCGATTCACAACAGTAGTAATTCGATCCACCGGGATCCATGTAAATCCCTGAGGGAATTGGATCCCTACTCTTTCCCCAATTGCTTTCTCTCCCCTAAGCGTAGCAAGGAATGTCTGGTAGGGAAACTTCAGTACCGCAAACTCAGCTCGATATTGCCACTGAACTCCGCCTCCTGCCGCTGTCTTCTCAAACCGGCGGGGGATACCAAAAAAAGACCGTAACCAGCCATCTCTGGGGTCCCTAATGCCTATGCGAACAAGCTTGTTTTGATCAACAGCATCTGCCGTTTGTGCCAACTCAGATCTCCACGACTTAAGAAATGCGGATTCAAACCCCACAACATCAAACACGCCAAACCTGAGAGTTCCCTCCACACGAAGGGTTATCTCCTGCAACCCTAGATCTACCCAAACAAACCGCACGTCCCCAGTGCTTGTGTCTCCTACAATTGGAAACACGGACGGATTGCGCTGTAGCGTGATAGACACAGAGTCGGCGAAGAAGGAAAATTCCCCGTTCCCTTCTGGAAACACAAAGTCTACAAACCAACCCTCGCTCATCCATACCTCGCTTGTCTCATAAGGTATTGATCGTAGTTATTCATAATCTCTCTTAGAACCCTGTCTGTGCTCTCACCGCGGACCTGAACGTTGATGTTTTGTGTGTTTATGTAAGTAACATTCCCGCCTGATGTCGTAACGCCCGTGGGGACGGTTTGAACAGGCCTAGGCTGTTCCTGACGTCCAAAGCCGAGGAATTTAGACACACCGCGGAAAAATCCTCCCACCGCTGGCAGCTCCTCGCCGAGTCTGATAGCCCCCGCTGTAAGACCGCCGATTAAAGCACCTGGAACACCCCCAACTGTCGCGCCTATACCAGTTCCGGCCGCTAGCATGCCCAGCGTGCGCGCCCACTCGCTCTGAACCTGATTATTAAGAAGATAGCCACCAGCAATGAGCGGCGCGCCGACCGCGAGTCTCTGCCAAGAAAGTCCAAATGCGGGGAACGGTCCTCTTCCTGCCGTAAACAGTCCACGCACCGGGCCGAACAACGCCGCACCAGCCGCGAGGGGGCCGGCTTTACCCAACCCCATAGCATTTGCTAACAGCTGACCACCAATCATCAGCCCTGCTAGTGTGGCTATGCCTCCAATAGCTTTGTCTGGATCCGTAAAAAACTCCTTACCTAGCCCTAAAAGCTTCTTGAAATCTAGATCTTTAATGGCTTTCCAGACTTCCTTAATCCACCCGATAAACTCCTCAACTTTTGGACGCAGCCACTCTGAAAAGGCTACGATATGAGGCAACAGCTTAGCCAAGAGTACTAGAAGAAGATTGAAAATCGGTGTAAGCGGAAGGAGAAGAAGATCAATGGCCGCACCAAATACCTTTCCCATAGAGCTTAGGTAGGTATTAGCGACGCGCGAGTTAGCTATAAGCTGCTTTATTCCCTCCAACGCAACAAGCGGAGTGAAGATAGATCGGAAGGAGGGATCTTGATGAGCCTTTCGTGTACCCCGGGCGACTACTTCTTCGCCCGTGCGCTTTGCCTGCTCCTGACCAGCGCCGCCTCCAGCACCGCCAGTCAAAAGAACCTGAATCATCTGAAGAGCCTTGGCCATCTGTTGGATCTCCTCAGATGAAATCTGGATTGTGTAAGTGCGGCTCAGCTCACCATCCACTAGAGAACACCTGGCTAGTCATTCCTCTAAATTGCTCGATTTCCTGCTCCTGCCAATATTTCAGTATAGCAGCATAGGTGAACACCCGAGCGTCGTCGAGCTTGGCTATCTCAGAGAAGGGGATACCTGCCTTAAGAAGGATTAGCTCTAGGGCGAGTCTAGGGACTATGGGGTCCGCTTCTTCCCCTTCGAGCGCTCGACGGACCCGCCGAAAAAATTTTCGGAGGGCTCGTCTCCAAAGGGGGGAGGGACTAATGAAAACAGCTGTTGTCCGATTTCTGGGCGGAGCTTTTGTAGCATCTGCGAAGTGATAGGCCAGGGGGCCTTCACGATCATGCGTTTAAGTGCTTCCACGTAATATCGGTCTAGGTGGAACACCGCCTTAACCTGGCCTCGCTCGTCAGTTTCGTAATCTGTAGCGGACGATATGCAGGCGGTTTTTTCCACAAAACTCAGTCGTCGTAGGGATACCGTAAACGATCGTTCGTCGTCTACCCGAACTTCCACCTCTCTAGTTGGCTCAGTGGTAACAAGAAGCTCCTCTATGCTGATTTGGCTATCCATTCGTCCTATCCCCTTCCTTAGGCTCTTCTTGAGAAGTCTACTACGTAATCAGAACGTCATCAACATCGAACGTGGCGGTAACAGTCACAACTCCCGCCGGTGGAGCGGGAATGTTATGAGGAGCCGAGACTATGACAGACGCGGGTTTTACCGCCGACGGATTAATGCCGGCCTGAATAGTTAGCTGAGCCGTACCTTCACCGCTTCCGGTCTGGTTGAACTCTAGTTTACAGATACCGCCAACAGTCGGAGAAGCGGCCCCGGCTGCGCCCTGGTTAGCGAAGAAATCCCATAGCTCTAGCTCTTGGGGGTCGACAATATCGACGTCTACTTCTAGACGATAAACACGCTTCCCCTCGATAAGGTCGTTGGGGTTGAGTCGCATAGTAGTACTGTCGCGGAGAATGTAATACCTCGGCTCTATTTGGTGGTCTCCGCTTAGAGCAAACCTGCGAACCCGAGGAAATTCCATACCGAATAGCGTAACTTTCCCGTGTGCAAACATGAAGCGCCCGGCGGCCGTCGGACCGGGGTCTGAAGCTGGATCGCGGAACCCCTGGCCACCGGGGTCGTTACCCGCCCTCGGATCGACAAGCCGAAGGAAAAGCATTTCGTCGATATTGAGACGAAGCTCTTGTCCTTCCGCGGCGGCGAGAGTAAAGCGGTTAACCTTGCCGCCAAGGTAGTACCGCTTTAGGTGACGAGCCCCGGTTGTGTCGGCGTAGTCAATAAACAGAGTAAAGGGTCTTAAGAGAGTAGTGTTCGCATCACCGAGGATAAAGCCGTCTTTGATAAAAGAGAGATTGTCAGACTGAAGTCTTATATCGGGAATGCTTCCACGATAAGTTACTCGACCGCGAAGAATGGTAGCACGAGATCGAGGTGAGAAGACCCCAAAGAAAGGCTCCCACGCATATTCAGGATCGGGGGCGTTAATGGTGTCGTGTATGCCAAAGCGGCGGTAGGGGCCGGAGGATTGCATCCCAAACGTAGCCTCTGGGCCCCACAAAACCCTGGCTCGTTCCGTTCTAATGACTGGCATAGGCCTCGCCCTGCTAGTTTATGGTCGGGGGCGGAACCGGAGGCTCCTCGGTCGGCTCTGCCCCAGTATCTTCCATCGAGAACCCAAAGCCACTGGTTTCGGCATCCGGCACGCTTTGCGGCTCCGATCCGGTCGAGAATCCTGTAATAATCGGCACGTCCCGAGCGGTTAAGCGAATTTGTACGCTTCCTGCCCAGAATCCGTGCTTGCCGCTGCTATCCTCCACAAAAGAATCGAAGTAGAGTTGTTGGTAAGGACGCAGCGACCTCTGATAAGTATAAACTATTCTACGAACCTCTGCCATCATGTCATATAGACGCTGACGACTGTGTTTGGTATAAAGACCGATCGTTACAGTCACGTCAATGTCTTTGTATTCGTACCGATGACCAGCCTGACGCTCTTCAATCGTAGTCTCGCCAATAAGAATGTAGTCTGCTCGCGCCAGGTGCACCTGCTCGCCAGGCAAGGTTACATCGTCTTGGATGTGAATTTCCGGGCGGGGGAGACGGTGTGTCGGCATCCAGGCGCTACGTAGCAAATCCCGGACAATTTCCGGCGGGACGGGCTCTGAGCCCAGTATTTCTAGGCTTGGGGTTGCTAAGGTAATCAGGTTCTCTTCTTGAATAACGCTCATATATCAGAATAGTCCTGCGCCTAGACCAGTGGCGTATACCTGGCGAAGGGTATCAGCACGTTCTGTAGCTGAAGTAAGCCAGGCCTCGGCCTTTTCTCTTTTCGTAAGAACTTCTAGTCCTGAGGTAAATATACCGGTTTCGTCGTTGTTTACGACAAGCTCGTGACCGACGAGTCGGTTAATTATAAACCTAACATCCTCCCGCTGCGGCGATACGTCGAAGTCCTCGCCGTATACGTAGTCGAAAACAATGGAAGCCGGCTGGCGGAGGTACCGGGAAAGCAGGAAGGAGTAATAGCGCAGCCGGAAAGATGGTAGGGTAAAATAAATCATTCCCCGGTCTTTATCCATGAAGTATTGCTTTCCACGGCCATACTCCAAGATCTCAAAGGCCGTACCGTTCCACAGCCCTAATCTAGTCACCAGGTATAAAGGCTGGAACCGTGGCTTAATCCCATAGGGGTTGAAATCGGCCGTTTCTGCAAATCTCGACCTGAAGCGCCAGGTTCGGCGGCAGTAATTGTCTAGCCAGTCCTCCTGAGCACGAATCGTCCTGCGTATAGCATCGATATGTGGAACCGTCAGCTCGTGGAAACCGGGCAGTCCTAAGAATCTAGAGACCTCGTGAACACTAGTATATGTATTGTAAAGCACAACGTAGATGTCTTGGACGGAGACGCCTGCCCCAGACAGATCTGAGATCGCTATTCGATACCAATAGCCATGATAGCTAGAAGGTGGGGATTGGCCTGGGACTGGAAAACTAGAGGAGGACTGATTGGGGGAATGCCCGGGAGGAACGTCTCCCCAGTACAAAACTCCGGTTCCTTGCCAGTTCCAAGCAATATCCCAAATATACCCGACCTGTTGGTTCTCGAAAAACCGCTCCGGCAATACCTCAGCCCACTCGTCGACCAGGTAGCACTCGACGGTATATGAGGTGCGAGTAGAAGGGCTGACATCGGACTCTAAAACGAAAAACAGGCCGGATAGCCACTCTCGATGACCTACGTATAGAACGTCCCCGTTTTGCAATGATGCCGGAAAGGATACGGGTTGGAGAGTACCGGCCCGGTGTAGCCAGACAATATCCGGCCTCTGCATACTAGTAGTCCGCGTCTACAAGTGCGAGGTAAACTCTTATTGTTCCCGTACCGCCAGTCTGTTCGACCACGAAAGTACCGGTCCCCGACGCCTCTACCCACGAAAGGCGTCGTCGGTTGCGATCTACGCGAATTTGCGGAGAGGTCACACGTTAACCCCCGCGTGTTTTACTAGTACGTCACATCCCCAAGGTAGGGGATAGCAGTGACCTCGACGCCAACGAGGGAGGCGCTATTATCGCTACTTAGTACAACAATAATGGGCGTACCAGCTGGTACCTTCAGGGCATTATTAGTTAGAGTGGCGTACATCACAGTGCCTGAGGTCGGCGGAGAAGTTAGCTCTGCGATGATCCGGTTACTTGCAGAAGGGGCTGCGGTCGGATCATTAGACGCGATAACATTAAGGGTGTAGGAGGTCGGGCTGTCGTTGCTTAGCCGAAGCAGGCGGACATCAACGACGCGGACGTCCACTTCCGGGACGTACACCACCGCCCGATCGCTCGTACCGCGAACCGTCGCGGTACCCTTTTCAAATTCCTCCATACCCTTACCGTGCTTATCAACGGTCCTAATCGTGGTTTCGTAGAGAACTCTTCGACGCTTCGGCATGGCTATCTAGCCTCTTCAAGAATATGTTTTTCTGTGGATGGGGGCGGGCTGTTGATGCGTCTAGATCGTAGCCCGCCCCCGTCAAACATCGCCTACAGCAGCCTCACTACGTGAGGTTCGTACCGTCGCTTAGGTCGACGATCTTCGCCTGCTTGCGGAAGTCTAGGCACCGAAGCTCCATCGCCGTAACGAAGATGAACTTGATGCCTAGCATGTTGTTCTGTAGGTAGTCGCGGCTTTCCATGTACTGAGTCGTCCACAGCACCGGAATTTCCAGGAACCGGGTGTCTAGGACGTACACGTGACCGCCGCGGGTGCTGTTGCCGTTGGCCGCTTGCTGCTCCGACCGCGCAACATCGAAGTCGTGGAATAGGGGAATACCCTTGTACGTCGCGACCTGGAAGCCGGTCGGATAGCCGCGAAGCGTGCCTTCACCGCCGAGTTTGACTTGGAAGGTACCCTCACCGATGAAGTGCTGGTTGGCTTGGAGAATCGTACCAAGTCGCGTAATCTGCTCGACCTGGGTAAGGATTAGGTCGGGCTCGCCACCAGCGCGGCGGACCGAGTCAATAGCCTGGTCCAAAAGCTGCGTACTGAGGTGGCGAAGCACCCCACCGTTATCGAGAACGGTACCCGCCGCCCAGAACTCAGCCGGATCACTACCATTTCGGCCGCCACGCGGAATGGACCCGTACGGAGTCCGACCAGCCGCTGGCTGCACGCCGCCAACATCCCGAGCATCGTCGTTCGCCACGGCCGTATCAAGCGAGTGAATACCGGCGTAGACGAGGACCATAGCGAAATCGCCGGCGCTGACACCGCCCGGGGGAGCGCTATCGAGCGTGATCTGATTCGTAGCGTAGTCGACGGATTGCACCACACGGGTACCGGCGATATCGGCCCCGTTTGTGTCATTAATGAACCCAATTGTGTCCCCAGCCGAGAAGCCTTGCGCGTCGACGACCGTAATCGTCGAACCAGACGCACCTGTAATACGAGACCAAGGCTTACCAACAAGCATCTGGTTAATGCGCTTCGTGTGGTCGAGCATTGCGAACTCCTGCGCCACCGCAAGCGCATCGCCGATACCACCTTCGAGGGTCCCCAGGAATTGGGCGAGAGCGGACACACCGCCCGGGGTCACAATAAACTTCGGCTGAAGGTAGACCGTCTTCAGCTCGGGACTGTCGATGTCAGGCAGCGCCCCGACTTCGGTTACCGGCCGAGTATTGGTTTGCCGCTCAGAGCGGATACGCCAACCGGTCGTGGGGCCCCAGGCAACCTTCCGAATCAGATTGAAGGCGCGAGTCTGGTTGTTCAGTGCATCCCAGACTTTCGCCCCAAAGGTGTTGACAAAGAAGTTCGAAGCTACGAACGCGTCTGCCGGCGGAGAAGTCGTGATGTCCTTCATGAGGAGGCCGCTGCCGGGACCGAACATGCCGTACCGCTGCTCGCGGTACGAGCCGCCCGGAACTCTAGCCAGCCAATCCGCCAGCGTTCGAGGGGTAAAGATAGTAGCTTTCGTACCCGTCGTCATTTACAGTTCCCCCATCTGCTCGCGCAGTCGGTTGAGTTCACGGAACGAGAGGCTCCTCGCCTTCTCGAACGCGTCTTCGAGCGTAATTTGCTGGCCCTGAGCGTCGGGCGCGCCGATCGTGGTCGGCAGAGCCTTCACAACAATCCCCGCAGCTTCCAAGGCTTTCTCCAGAAGGGCCACCTTAGCGTTTAGCTCCTCGACCGATTTATTGATACCCCGCACCCCATGCGGTGCCATGCCTGATAGCCCACCGCCGCGACCATCCACTACCGTCTGATCGGCAGGCCAATCCTTCGTATCCGGCGTCACAGGAGCATTGCCGGGAACGGTAGAATCCTTCTCCCCGAAATTGCTCCACTTATCGTCCTTCGCAAGACCCTGCGGTTCGCCGGGCGTTAGGCCGGGTTCCTGCGGGGTACCACCAGAGTAAGTCTCTGGCGTGCCGAGATCCTCGGAGCCGCCGACCCGGAAATCGCTCGTTGGGACCCGCTTCTCCATGGCCATAACTCGCTTCGCGAGCGTTCGGACAGCCTTGGCCAGATCGACGATTAGCGCATCCCGCTCAGCGAGTGCCTTGTAGAGCCCCTTCATTTCAGGAGCTGCCTCGTCAGCTTCTGTGTCCTCCTCTTCCTCGTCCAGAAGAGGAGCTTCCTCGTCCTCCTCTCCGTCTAGGAGGCTGTCGAGTTCGTCCTCGTCCTCTAGGAGGTCGTAAGTCATTTCCTTGTTGACCTTCGCCTTAGACACGCGACGCTTTGCCATACTAGTGTCCTCAAACTTAGAAGGGTTTCACGGTGAATTTTCTTACGATCTTTGGCACAAGTCAATAGTTCTTGCCGATCTTTAGAATCCTTTCGAGTATAACCCGAAGATCTTCTCTCTCGGGAACATAGACCGCCGTGTCGGTAACGGCACGAAGTACGATGTTCGCCGCAGCGATAGCTAGAGCGGCGTACATAGGAGGAATGATTTCAACATCTACCATTGCCGTTACCAGGACAGCAACAAACGCCAAGGCATTGAACCAGAACGTCTTGGATTTCAAAATGGATTTTTCGTACATTCTACGTACTCCGTCCCTTTCTTCGAGGGGAATTATATGGCCCCCTGGATTTTCTTTCCATGGTTTTCGCCCTATCAATAGAATCCCAAATAAATATACTCCTCCCATGTACTTTCATTTTCCTCCTGGAGAGAAGCTTTCTGTCTCTGTGTTCCCAATGAACCGGCATAGCTAGGTTTGCGGAACAGGCTCCAAAACTGTAATTATGAAGGGCTGGGTAAGCTGATCTCTGCCTGATATCCGATAGGCAACCTGTGCAATATATCTACCGGGGGACGGAAAAAGATCTGGGGGAAGATCGAATCGGTATTCCCCGCGGGACAGATTAACGTTAGACGTACTACCCGGAACATTGGCCAGATTACGTGACGATCCTAGTCGGGCAATAACAAGGCGCACGTCCGTCGCCATATTCATATCAACATACCCGCCCGTGTCGTACGAAAGCACCACGACAATGGGGGGTATGTCCTGCCCCAAAAAATAAGTGGGTCCTTCGATGGCCTTTGCTACAGCCTGGTAACTGGCTAGGTGAGCTGCCTTCATTGTTCTAGCTCTCCACCTTCAATCTTATTTTACCGCCAGCAACAAGAAGCCTAACTCGCATAGGTGTAATCAACTGGGAGACCAGGAAACTGTCATAGCCTGTCGCTTGATCAAACACGCGTACATAAAGAGCTGACCAGTCGCTCGACATACCCACGTCGGCCAAGTTTCCGGAAGAGGACCAAGCAGTGTCCTCGGCCGAGAGCGATTCCTGAAGAATTGGCCTAAATATGACGTTGTCCGTAGAACTGCCTGCCTCATCTATTGCTTGAATAATTAAGTAGGATTCTACGGAAGACGAGGTCTCGCCTATGTTTACCTTTACATACGAGAAATCGACTCCCTCGTGTGAGTCTTGTAGGAAGATAGTCGAATCCCCCAGAAACTCCTGAGCGTTGCCGCTATCGTAGGTATATAGACGGACCGCGTACTGCTCCACCCCGGTTCCTGAGTCCACCAGGCTTATACGTACGATGCGGGATACGGTGTCAGATATAGAGGAAGAAGAATCAGAAGCCCTCAGCCTTGGGTAGGAAGAAACTTCCGCTCCCGCCCCGGAATCCTGGATTCTAACGGTCTTGCGGGGGAGTGTATCTTGTCCGACACCCGAGTCCTCAACGCTAACCAGCAAACGAAGTACGTCGGATGAGATTCCACTATCGGAGGAGGTACGTATAACGTTACGAAATAGACTATCACTTCCTACGGCAGTGTCGGAAACGGCATAGTACTGATCCGCGAAAAGTGAGATTGGAAAGCTGTATACCGTATCTGACGCCAAATCAGTCCATGAAATGACTAAGCTAGAGAACCTCCGGGGGACGGCCACGTTAGACGGGCTCCCCCCAGACGCAACAGTGGTCGTAGTCCCTCCCACACGCCTTGCTTTTATTTCCGATGCCTGAGTCGACCAAACAACTACCGGAACGTTCTCAGCTTCGCTGAATCCTATGGATATACTTTCCGCGTCCGATGTATCAAGTACTTGCTCCGTTACCGACGAATCGTCAATATTAAAAATTCTTAGGAATGGTCTGCTAGCTCTTAGGAAAACCGAATAGACTTCCCGGCCAGCCACCAGAACAGCGAACTGATCGCTGTCATCTCCAAACCAGCGATCGACAACCTCGAAATCCATCGTCTCTAAATTAGTTGCTCTGGCCAGGGCATAGCTTGAGCCAGTTTCTACGACTGCCCACACAACAGACACAGAATCAATATCTAGGGCAACCCTAGTTTCATCGTCTACAGAAACGGCTGCGGAAAGAAGAGAGGAAGCGTCTGCCCATGAGAAGGGAAATAGAGAGTGGATAGTAGAGAGAGTAACGAAATCGTACTGCTTCCTTAGATACGCAGCCATAAATCGACCGTCGGGAAAGACGGCCCAAACCGGGGATCGTCTAGACGCCTGATCTGCATCCCAGACAAATCCGCCTCCAGCAATAATCTGTTGCGAACCCAAGCTCCATCCATTGTAGGTACGAACTATCGGCCTGTAGTATACAGGCTCATCGGTATTACTAGTAGGCGTGCCCCCTTGTGCATATATAACGTGCACATTCTCGTCTGGATCAATAAATAGCGAAGCTACGTCCGAACCACCCGAACTAATGGTATATGGAGAACTCCACGTGACAAATGGAGAAGTGGAAAACCTTGCCACCAACCCGCCACCACTCTGATAGACTATCCAGGCAACGGACCCTCGGATAGCTATAGCGTGATGGCGCGGCGGTGGGGTTTGCCCGCTTGCCACCGCGATCGGAATAGAGGAAGGGTTGTCGAAGAGGGCCTGATCAAAGGTAAATCTATCGTACATGCGCGCATCTTGTTACTTAGGAGACATAAACACCGTCACTAAAATATTCCCGCCAGTCCCGTTCCACGAAGAATCTGTTGAGTAGGACACTCCAATCTCATCGCCAGCGGACAAGTTATACGTTCCGGCAGTACTAGTAGCCGTTACTTTAGTCGTCGTGGCCGAAAGGGCGATAGACCAGACAGTAGACCCATTAACTCTTACCGCAATAGTTAAGCTTCCAGAACTGCCACCGGTACGCCCGGTCCAAAGAGCGGAAATTCCCGTTAGAGACCCCGAGCGGGGGGTAACAACTAGTGTCTGGTCAGATACACCCCCCAAAAGAACCGAGCTTATTAGAGACTGGTTAGCTCCTGGGATAGAAAAAGACCAATGAGCTAAGACGTGACCTGTCTCTTCGAGGTTATTCACTGCGCTGTGAATTTCGATTAAAGCGCCTGCCGTTATTCTTAGCTCCACAGGAGAACCGGCGTTATGGCTCGCGGGAATCGTACCTTCTTGGCCCCTAGAGACCGTTAGCGTGTCACCGGTTTTAGCAGTAACCCGTAGTATTTCGTCGTCAATAGTGATCAGGAAGGGAGGGGAAGGAAAGAGAGAACCTCCCCCGCTTTGTAGGGCCAAGGTCGTATCAGCACTAGTAATCGAAGAAGCGAGGAAGGATCGGGCTCTGTTTTGCGGATTACTAAAAACGGTCTTCTCGGCCATGATTTACCCCAAGAATCCGAATTGAGTGCCTATATTTACATTGGACAAAAGTAATGTTACAGGAAGGCCAGCGTACTGAACAGTAGTCCAGCTACCTCCTCCGGCAGGACGGCGGATATAATCAGAGGCAAAACCGTTGAGCATATTCCTCATAGCATCGTAGTTACTAAATACAGCATAGTAGGAGGTTCTGAGCACAGAGGTTACAAACCCTAGTCTATACCACGTATAAGCACTAAGGTTTATTGGACTTGGCCAGCATACGAATAGTATATCCCGTATACGGTAGTTGCTAAGACTAGTCTGGCGAAGGATATTATCAGCATCGTCATACAGGGAGGCTGTAACAGAAACAGTCTGGTCGGTGGTGTACGAGGTCCGAAGACTCACGCCAATACACGATGCAGAAAACGGGAGGGAGAACCTCACTCCGTCTTCGGTAGTACTACTAGCACTCTGTGAGCTCACTCCATTTGCACCGATATCTATGTAACTTCCGTTGACTATAGGCGCCATCGTGTTAGTGCTACTGGGAGGGCTAGCAGACAACCACAATGTGGTATAGCTATAGGAGTAGGAATACCCCTTCAACGAGTAACCAGACATCGACCTACGAACAGCTATGTAATTGGACGTATTAGGAGGGGTAGGTCCAGGAAATACTATTGCGTAAATTACGTCATCAGAGCTTTGAACAGAGATTGGAGTAGTGAGGTTAATGGAAAACCATCCAGTACTAGATGGAGGACTAAACAATTCCGGGGAAGACCCGTTGTACCCCGTAGGAACAGAAGAGGGCCACGTAAAAGGGTTGGTGGTAAACGCGATCCTATAACTAGGAGGAGATCCTACCCGGGTGCTGACGAATACCCTAAGGCCTCCTATAGAATCCCCTTGAGCAAGCGGAGGGAGAATCCAGGCAACGGCATTGTCAGAGTCGTTAAGGCTGATATCCGAAAGGCTTAGGACAAAGTCGGTCCAGGCTGGATATTCTATATAGTATCGAGATCGCGAGGACATGGTCAGATCACCCAAAAAAGTGTTACCACTAGATCCGATCCCGGGTTAGAAGATCCTACCTGGGTTATATCACAGGTGAATATATCTCCAGCGGAAAACGAAGTCACATCTGGGGTCGCTAAGCTCCCGTCATTGGACCCGGCGGGGACGTTTGGTTTAGGGCTGGCAGGAAAAATAGTAGAGTTATTTTTCTTGACGTCAACTATTATACTGCTACCCGCCGGAGCTGTCCCGGCTGAGCACCTAACGCCAAGAATCGTGCCCGGCTGGTTGGGACGCAGCCGTATCATACCGGCTGTCACTGCAAGCGGTCCAGAGAAGACCCACACCATGTGATGCAGCCCATCCGAGTACGTCTGCCAGGCGCTGCCACTATCTCTGTATAACACACCGACGTCATAGGCCCAGTAGAGCCTTCCTGCCATGGACGGCGTGGGGCGGTCCGCCAACAAGCCGCGAAGAATAAAGGTACTTGGGTCACTGCCACCCCCACCGCCGGCGGCAGAAATCGTTACGTCCACCTCTTCATTGGAAGCATCATCGGATATAGAAAGTGTGACGTTACTGCCAGCGATGAAGTTTATAGCTCGGCGGGTGCCTACAGCGGCTCCATTATTCTTAACCTGAACTCGCGCATTACTATCCAGTGTATTCGGAACGGGGTGGACGTGATCTATACGCGCAAGTCTGAGGGACGTGCCAGCATTAGCAGAACCGCTGACTGGCTGTACCTCCGCCGTGCTACCATAATCGATGTTTACGTTCGTTCTGTTATTGACGCCGTCGTCTGACGCGACGACGCCGTCACCAAAGTTCAGGCCCCCCCTTGGCGTTAAAGGGGTGCCGTCTTCGTAGATAGTGAGGCCAGAGCCGCTAGCAGAGATTTCAACGTCTACCTCCTCGTTCGTGCTATCGTCAGATATATTCAAAGCGACGTTTGGGCCAGCAAGAAAATTGATAGCCCTCCTTGTACCTATCGTCGTCCCTGATTGACGAATTGCAACACGCGCGTTGCTGTCCAGAACCGGCGGGAGAGCGTGGACGTGGTCTGCCCGGGCAACTCGCGGAGAGGATCCCGCTTGATTAGAAGATCCAACTGATTGAATATCCGCAGAGATACCATAGTCTGCTTCAACGTCTGTTCTATTGTTGGCAGAATTATCTGAAGCAACGATCCCGGAACCAAAATTCACCTTTGGCCGGGCAGCTAAATCAGCGCCGTCTTCCTGAAACGTAATAGACGGGCCTCCTCCTCCTCCAGATCCCAGAGCCTGCCAAGCACCAGCCTGGTAAACCTCCACCTGTCCAGTGGTTACGTTATAGATCAACATCCCAGTTTGAGGGTTGGGAAGACTGTTCCGAGCGGCAGTAGTTAGAAGAGGAAGAAAAATAGCTTTTTGGGATTTACTAACGTCCAGTACCGCTGCCGGGTGTGGGCTGTGAATGCCTCCCACGGTCATTCGCCCAGCCCACCTTAGCTGACGAGCCTCGCTATCGATCAACAAAAGACGAAGTCCAGTACGGGATAGAATAATAGCCCGATCCTGGACTTCCAGGGGTTCCTTGAACGTCGGCATGGACCGACTCTACTACGTGATGGTAATTTCCACAACCAACGACCAGGTCGCGCCCGAGGACTTAGTACCCAGCGATACGACCTTCCGGTTTAGCATCGTTCCACCGGTCGCTGCGTTGAACACACCAGCTTCGTTCCAAGCAAAGTTGGCTTCGCTAGAACCAAACGTGGCTTGGAAGCGAATAAGGTTGCCGCTAATTTGCGGATAGCCGCTATCGACTACCTTTCGGAACTTGTTAGTCGTAGCCTGCAGGTCGGTTTGGCTGGCGTTCTCGGCAGTAGTAGAGTCGCCCACCCCGATGTACGAGTTGGAGGAGTTGAAGTAATCGCTAGCCCCACCGACCACAAGGTTCCAAAGCTTATTAATCCCGGCCGTGGTCAGAATATTACCCTCAACGACGATTTCTTCGTCCGGATCCTTCCCGGCAACAAAGTCGTCTTCACAGTTCCACTTGCGGCAGACCCATCGAGCCTTCCAGTTCCCGAGATCGTGCGACATCAACTTTCCCCTTCTTCGTGAATCATCGAGGCAAGAATCAAAAGGTAGTTTATTGCATCGGCGATTCTTGTGTCAATAGGCTCGGCGGAGGTTCCTCCCTTTAGGTAGGACAGTATAGAACCTACGTGCTTCTGGAAGAACACTGCCCATACAGAGAATCTGGATACCCCTACAGCCTCCGCTATTCTGTCGAAGTTAGAGTTCGCTGCCTTACCGGCTGAGTAATCTATGCCTTTCGCAGACAGAACAGGCAGACATTTGTCCCACAAAAACCTTTCGATATACGCCTCTCTTTCTTCAAGAGACATCCTCACGGCGATCATCCCCCAAACCCAGGAATTCTAGCAGGTTAGTCATAGATCCTCGCTCGTTAGCCGGAGCGTCTCGGTTGTACGCCCGATCGTAGGCCCAAAGGATAAACGAGTTATTTTTGTTGATAGCGCTCAGCGCTTCCAGCTCATACGGGTTGTCTTCTATAACCAACCACGGCCTCCAGACTTCGACCAGTTCTGACTTTGTAGGACGCTGCAGTGGGTGCGGAAAGATAGAGTTTTGGGCAACTAAAAGAACCGGCTCTTGTATGCCATGGATCTGAAACCAAGATACCGTCTGAGTCCAGACCGAGTCTCCAATGGTTGGAAACCGAGATGTAAAGAATACAACTGGGCTGACCTGGAGTATACGCATTATTCCAGAGAGCCCTTCGGGAAGCGGGGGGACCTTCCTCCAGAAGTTGAGGGTGTTACTAATCCTTTCCATTATCTTGCGACATTGTTCCTCGCTCAAACCCAGGTCGGAGTACCACCAATCCTGAACATCCGGAGTACTTATGACTGGGGTCTTGTAATAAATCGCGGCCATCCTCGTAAACTCCAAGGAGAAGTCCGCGATAATTCCGTCAATGTCACAGAAGATTAGATTAGTTGAGGGGGCGGCCTTCTTCCGGCTCATTCGACTCACCTCCGTAAACTAATGAGTGAACATAGGCCAGAACGTCTTGTAATGCAAGAAGCTGGCCCGTTAGCTCGGCGTAGACCAAAGCGTTGGCTATACGCCGGCGATCGGAGTTAGCCTTCTTAATTTGCTCCAGGATAAACGACGTCAAAGAGGAGTACCAAGAAAAGTCTGATGAGGGCAAGGTTCCTTACCTCTTTCTAGCATGAGGCTGTGCCGCGGGTCCGCGACGTACGGCCTCGATGGGAGACAAAGACGTTTGCAGTAAGTCCCACGCAGTCATAGTACGATCAATGTAGCCCTTACCTCCACCCATTCTCAAGTACACCGCGGGGATAGGCAGGCCTTCTCGATAGACGACAACTAGCCATCTACGGAACATCTCACTACGTGTTCCAAACCAATCAGGCCCTTCTTCAAGAAGGGTATGATAAGCGTCTTCTGGAGAAGCCCCTCTCCGCAAATATCTAGCGTACTTTTGGGCAAGCTCGGCTACCTGCTTACCGCCGGGAGTAGCCAAGCTCTTTGTAAAAGGTAAAAGTATGGTGTTTGGATCACTCTTTTCTATAGCAGATACTAGTTCCTCCTCAGACTTACCAGCCGCCGCAAGACGCATGCGCGCATCAACAGTATCTTCCAGCATCTGGACAACGGGCTCTTCACCGATGTGACCAGCAATAGTCTCTATTTTATCCTTCAGCTCCTCACAAGCTTCACATTCCTCCTGCGCGGGAGAAGATTTGGAAAGGATTACCATCTTGGCGTCCTGGTTAACACCCTCTTCGCAGATAGTGATCTCATAGAACTCGATTTCGGGAATGATCCAAAAGCACGTTCCATCCGCACAGATATACTGACGACTTTCCGGCGGAGCATCTCCAGAAATCGAAAAAGCACGTAAACTTCCGTCTAGAATCTTGTCTATGACCTTGTCCACGATCTTTGGACGATAGGGATCGGTCCGAAGCCTGATAACTACATGTAGTCCAATTTCATCTACTTCCGTCCGATAAACCTTTCCGGTCTCCGGATCAGTCCATTCAGGAATTACCTGTCCGACTTGAACGTTGGTGTGAAGGATCATCGCATTAGCATACTCGGGCTTGGCCAGGAACCTGGGCAGGTCCTTTTTCATGGCCTCTTTAAGAATCAAGTGATTTTCTCGGTCGATAACCATCGGGGAGGCATAGCCTCCAATAATAATCTCACGATCGGTGTAGGAATCGTTAAGCCCACGGTTGCCCAGCACCCGCAGGGTCCCGTAGGAGGGCTGATACCATTGGGGGACAACCTCGTGAGCTAGTTCAGAAGGAAGGTCATGCGCCATGGCGATGATATGCTTCAATGGACTCAGTAATTAGATTTCCTGTTTCCTGATCATAGATCGCAACGATAGCGATCTTCCCCTGGCCGGTAGACGGGCCGATATCCCTTCCGTCTCCCGCTAGCCAGGAGCGGACTACCTTAACCTTGCGCTTATTGTCTCTTTCTGACATTGGCAATATTCCGCTCAAGAGATTCAAGAACAGATCTCAAACGCTCTGGCACCACATCTGGATCGATGAAGTACTCTACGCAGGATTCTGCAAAATACTCGTCGAAGGTTCGGGACGCTATATCGCTGCGAGGAGCATATCCTTTCAGAAGAACACCGAGCCCGCCTGGGATAAGTTCAGTTCCGATAAGGGAATACCGAACGTCTATTCCGTCCAAAGCCTTCTCTATCGACTGCCACTTTTCCCATATCTGCTTGGCATAGATGGCCATACTTGGATAAGACTTTCTGACTTCTTGTAGCAGAAAGTGGCCCATAGCGTGGAGTACAATGCGTACTATAGCCTCATCGGCTAGATCTAGGAGCTGATTGCTTACGATCATCAGCTCCGGACGATGCTGAATGTAAGCGTGTTCTTGTCCGATAAACCCGCTCTTCCACAAAACGTTAGGAACCACCATGCGGAATACAATCCTCGCACGAGGAGGGAGCTTAGCTAGAATCCTAGTAACATCGTGCTTCCCTTCTTCTACGTCCTCTGCCGGGATGAATACTTTCGTGCTCCCTCCCCTCACCCTAAAAATCGCATATTTACCGCCCAGTCCAAATCGGTGTATGTCCTCTTTGCTCGGAAGAAGACGCGGTAATGCTTCAGGCTCCCGCCCTAGGCCTTGCTCTGCGCGATCTTGCGCGGGGTCGTAATAAATCCCACCGCGAGGACCCCGCCTTGGTCTGTACCTAGGCGGGACGTCCTGAATGTTATCTACGTAGATTTTCTTTTTGCTGACCTTGCGTCGGCCAGGTCCGATGGCGGGCGTATAAACGTCCGCCCCGACTACGGGTCCGCCCGCGCCATCCCCAGCTTCTTTCAGAAGGTGATGGGAGGACATGTCAATTTCGTGCCTTGCCAGCCTTGGTGGTCATCTAGGGGGAAGCCACATTTCCTACAACGTCCCCAGGTACGACACCGCCATTTATCATCAATAAAAAAGTGATCGTCCAAAGGACGATTGCATAGAACGTAGATACCAGCGCGAACCGTGTTGCGACCAATCATTCTGAACCTCGGTCGATTTTGCATTCGACCTTGACCGCTCCCCTCTCCGTAGTTATAGCCCGGCACTTGATCATAAATTCCCATTCCTGTTGCTCCTCCGATTTGTTGAGGGCAGAAATTACGTAGTCTACTACGGAGAGGATAAAGTTATTCTCAGCTTTGCGCAAGAAGCGCCCGTTGATCGGTAACAACGGTGATCGCCTCCCCCAGAGCCGACTCTTCCTCCCTCTCTATAGCAGTAAGGAGATCCAGGGCTTGCCGCAAAAGATTACACACCTGCTCATAGCGGGGATTGAGTACTTCTTTCCCGTGGACCGCTGCCAGAGCACGGGAAATATGATCGACTAGGTTACTGGGGAAACCAAATTGCTTCTTCGTAGCTCCCTTGTTGGTGAGGCCCATAAGACGCCCAATAAGGACGTCGCATTTCTTCATCAGGTCTTTGTAGTTATCAGGACCAAAGGCCACCGCGTAGGGCTGGTCTTTAACAGTACCGTCCGGGCTTTCCTCGTCCCCCAGCTCGGCCACAACACTATGAATCGCCTTACGAACCGGTCTAAGAGCATGCCAATAATTTTTGTGGTGATGGTGAGGCACTCTATCTGAGGGATACGATCGATTCCCCACTCGCACCTTGTGGCCAGCGTGCTTTTCTAGGCGAACGCGAAGGCGAACCTCATCATCACTATTAGACATGCTCATAGTCCCGTGCGGATTGCTAACTTCAAAGCTGTTAGATTTATTTTCCTTTTTGTGCTTCTTTTTGCCTTCGGTCTGCCAATAGATCTTCCCGCAATAAGCCTCCGGATCACGCTTATCCGAATTAGCCTTCACACAAGCGTCGAAGCTGGAATACTTACCCATCGGCATGCTAGTTACTCCTTCGGGTCCTCCGCTGGCCATCGCCCAAGAGCCTCTTTATGGGCAGAAGCACAAAACGCTTCGGGATTATCCACGTGACCACTCATCCGCTCGACACATTCAGTAAAACCCCACTTCTTCACGTTCCGCCGAGTAAGGGAGGTCCAATATTGCTTCACGCTTTCTTTATCCCAGCCTTCCGGAAGGCGCTCCCAGCCCTCTCCCTTCAGGAGAGCCTTGATATCGTGCACAGCCTTCACCAAAGCGCTGTATGCACACGGCGTACAGGGAGCCTCTTTACTCTTCTTAAGCCTTTTCCGAAGAGAGCCTTTTTGTGACAGAAGAAGACCAAAGAACCTGTCGAGGGCTCGATCCAGACGAGGTCCTTTCTGGAGAGGTAGAGGAGCGGGGGCTAGGGACGCACCAGTGCTTAGGTAGTACAAATTGTTCTCTCCGTTCCTCCACAACTCCAAGTACACCCCACCGTTTTCGGCCGAAACAACGTGAACAAAGTCACCGCGGAGCGCCTTAGCTAGGCGTCCGTCCATCGGACGAGGAGAAATGCGAACGGTGGGGTATTTTTTCGCCCGCACCTTACGGGCCATCTGGTATCCTTCGTTAGCCATAGATCGGCCCTCTAAAAATAGATTTATCCGCCAAGATTTTAGAACAGATTTATCATTATTTCAAGGACTTGTGGCCTACCTACCCCTCTTAGGTCGAAGGCCCAAGTCGGCCAAATTCCTCAAGAATCGTTCGCTGAACTGCGACAGCTCCTCCAGCAAGGAGGAAGTAAGGTAGTACCTTCCCGCCTGTCCTTTAGTCACATAGGAATATGGACCGCGATAGCGATACCCAGCTTTAATCGTTCTCTTCTTCCCGCCCGAGGTCACGACTGTTCCGGGCGGAACGCGATAGCGGTGTCTCCGAACGTTAATCGTTCGGCCGGGACGGATACCAAACTCTATTCTGGCTGCGTAGGGAGTGCGATAGGAAATCGTAAAGCCCCCCGGTACAGTCCGGTAGCGCCCAGAAGCCTTAAGTCTTCCTGTCCTAACAGGGACACGTTGTTGACTTTTCTGAAACGCCACCTGCCCGGATAGCCTAAGAGCGCCAACCGCCGCTCTATAAATCTTCGTCGGGGTTATCGGTCTAGCCACATAAGCTATTATAGCAATCCGGCCTCTTTAGCGAGGGAAAGAAGCGAAGAATCGGTCGGGAACAGATATCTATTATGGACTCTCGGATCTGCTCTCGCAAGATTGATATCGTAGTGGAACGTCCTGCCTCTATCTTCATGCACACCGAACAGTACCTGAATAGGATCGCTACCGGTGTGTATAGCTCCTAGAGCAAACTCGTCCGGCCCCTTAAAGGACCCTGTCATAATTCTTGCACCGCGAGGCTTCTGGGTAGCTGCGGCAGTGTGGAAGTTTCCCCAAACCCAGTAGTCAATAGATAGTTGAGACCGAGATAGAAACTCTCCGTATCTAGCCTCGGCACGATCGAATCCGTAGTAAGGTATCCCGGCCCAGCCTCGGATGTTATCTCCGTGAGCAAACCAAAAGTTAAACCCGCGAATATTTTGAATGTGGAAGAACGATGGTGATACGTGAACCTCTACGTTCCTTAGACGGGAACACTCAAGCGCAATCTGTTCATAGACCAGGGTATCGAAGTTATCAGCCGCCTTGTTCTTAAACCGAGGCTTACGGTAAAGACGGGGGTGATTTCCGGGAACTCCTATGAACTTTACCTTGGGAACGGCACTGGCTAGATCTCTGATGCCTAGACTAAGAAGGTGGGCTGCCAAAACAACTTGTCTTCCTATCGGAAGAGAGTTAGTCTCAGCTAATTCGTCGTGAATCATGCCGGAGATATTATCTCCTAGGTCCACGACATATAGGGTCTCTATTCCTTCCGCCTGATGGTGACGACAGAGAAGGTCGATGGCTGACTCCACACACAGCTGCCAACGGGCACAAGCTAGATCGATATCGTATCCGCCAAATCCGCCCATCTCCGCCGGACTGACGTATTCTCCAAAGTGAAGGCAACAAATCGCCAGAACCGCGTCCTGCCGCTTCCCCTTCGTCTTCGGCAAAGGCACGGGGTCAGTCGGGAGAGGCGGCAAGGCCTCTAGAGCACTGCGAACGGCTTGGAGGAAGGCATCGCGGAAGTTAGCCTCACGTAGCGCTTCGGTTACCTGTTTACGGAGCTGTGCGTTCTCATCCTTGAGACGCTGGATTTCCTTATCGAGCCTAAGCCTTTCCTCGCGCTCGACCGGTTTAATGATGACGAGAGCTGATCTCGTCTTGATGCCCGCCTCTTGAAGGCGGTTGGCGACTGTCTTAACGCTTACCTTGAGGTCGGGAAACTCTGTGAGAAGGACTGCGTGAATTTCTTCGTTTGATAACCCCAGTCTCCCCAATTCCAGGAGACGCTGATACGCAGGGGACTCCTTCGTGAATTTCATCTGCTACCTCTTGGGTTCTCCGATTTCGGTTTAGATATATCCCAGCCGAACCACCTTTTGCAAAGAGAGCAGTAGGCCTGCCCGCGAGGCAAGTCCGTCCTGAAGAGGAGCCTCTTACAGAACGGGCATATGATTTCAGCCCCTCGACTCCTAGACGTCATAACCCAAGCGTAGTACACTAGCATGCAGAGGTGCAAGGAGGTCGAAAAGGCATGCTCCTGGCCGGACCCCGAGATATAAGTCTATTCATCAAGCGCCGAATCAACCATGGGCAGGTAGAGCATTTGCTTTCCCTTGCTGCCATCCCTTATGTCCAGCGCGATAGGGTCATCCTTACGCCTCGTGGTACTATTGATCTGACCGAGGAAGAGGAAGAAATGTACAAAAGCACCTGTTCCGTGTTGTTTGGTCCATTCTGGGGTATGATAGTGGATAGGGAGTGGAACAATGGTCATTAGGGGCAGGCGACTCAGGGTACTCCGCTGGGCAGCCGCAGCCACAACCGGCGCAGCTGCGGTGTTAGAGAAAATCCCTTCCTTGGTTGAAGTTATTGAAAGAGATGTGGATATTCCAGAAATGGAAGAGCTGAGCCCGAGAGTAATTCAACAGTGGAAAGAATTCCGGGAAAGAGTGACCACCACCGGCTTGCGAATCTCCAGCGTGTCTTCAAACGCGAGTGAACGTATCGCGGAAATTCCAATAGGAGACGACGGGCAACCAATTCCACCTACTCGGGCGTTCCAGGTAAATGCCGAACTCCCGTACTACTTTCAGGACTTAGCCGACGATTTGGTAGAAACCATTCGCCAAATTGTCGACGCCTGGGCGAACGACAGGTGGTTCCCCCCTCCAGAGGGGATAGATCCTATGTCAGACGATCACGTACGTCTAGTCGTGTGGGGCATGGAACGGGAGTTGGCTAGGGAGCCGCGCAATCGACCGCACGTACCGCTCACGCAGTTGCCGTTCAAGTACCAAAGACTAATGGCGGAGTGGAGAAGGCGGCTATTCTACGACTGGGGGATCACGAGAGAAGTATGGAATAGAGGATATATCCTTGCACAGGAAATACCGCTGGATCCAGACTACTTCCCTATAAGGGATTACAACTATAGCAGCGCGCCGTCTTACGAGGCGTTCTCTATCCCCTACTAACGGGGGAAGTAATGAAAAGATCGTGGAATGACCTCCATCCTATTCCCAGGTTTGAACCCACCCCTTGCTACGTAGGAGTAAAGCTCTCTAAAAGCCAGTTGTTCTATTTAGTCGAAGTTTGTAAGGTAGATACACCTAGAAAGAGGGAGGAGTGGGAATGTCCGCCTGGCTTTCCAGCGCTAGCGTTCAAACTGCTCTACCATTTGGGTCGATTCTTTGGGCCTGAGCCGCCTGAAGAGGTAGAGATACAACTATCGCAAGTAGAAATACTTTCCTTGCTGCACAATGTAAGTTATACTGATAAATGGTCAGACGGTTCTCCCGTAGGAGCCACCGTAATCCAAAAACTGGCCGTAGCAGCGAGAGAACTGCATTTCAAGGAACAGGTTGGATTAGGGTTTGGTTCTCAGGAAGAGCCGGAGACAGATGAAGCTACAATAAAAAGGGCGTTAGAACATGCCAACCAGGACCCAACCAGAGATCGAGACCCCGACGAGTCCGGAGATCAGCCCCTGGCCTGAGCGATACACAGATCCGAAGGAAATTTGCCCCCAGCAACGAAGGGAGCTCGCCTCGCCGGACATTGAGCCCTAAAGATCTCGGTCGAGAAGGTATGCCTCCGCGACTAATGGGCGGACAGGCATTACCAAAGACCACCACGTTCGTCCTCCAATTAGAACGGGTAGATTGGAGGAAGGCGGTTTTTGTATGCTTATGATCGATTCTCCCCCTTCTAATGCGAATAGTACCGCCAAAAGAGCTTCGGAAGGACGCAAAAGAGGCGGGGCAAGGTGGTCTATTAGTAGTCTGCGATAGTTACGCGTATACAGAGATTCCAGTAAATGCCCGTTTGGCACCTCCTCTTTTCCAACCTCTCTAACCGGCACGGAGGGACCAGGCTCAAGGTCCTCTAGCGCCACCTCGACAACGCGCTTAAGATTAGGAACTTTATATGACGTCCCAAAAGCCTGGGTGGGCGTGAAAGCTATTACGTAACGGCCGGTTAAGTGAATACGAGCGTCGACGAGACCATTCTTCTCTAGAAACCTCCGAAAGATCTCTATTTTGGAGGATGGTGGTAGCCAGATATTCATGCTTTCTTATTTCTCACAGCACCGCAGTGCCGACACTTCTCTCGTACCTGAGTAGGTAAATAAGGAAGGTCAATCTCATACGCTACCCAATCATGATCGCAGCTTAGAGAAATTCTCGTCATTGTCGGAGTCGATCGGGTAACGAAACTAGCGTCGCCAACGCTCACAAACTTAGGTCCGACGTCCCAAGACCAGACAGCCAATGCGTTGCTCCAAAACGCATCTCCGTGTCCCTCTATCCCGCCCCTAGCTTTTAGTTCCTTGTTGATCTGAAGAATAGACTGAAACTGCGGCGAATCAGCAGAGCCAGCGAAGAGAATGCCGGGTCCAGTGTCAATACCAAGAACGAGCTTGTTATAAGTGTTCACAATTCTTTTCTCTAGGAGAGTAGCCATCGAAGCTTTCAGGTTCTTTTTAAACTTCACGCCCCGTGCTCTCTTCGTAAGGCCCCGATCGTCTAGCTCTGATCGAGTTGAGTCAAAATGGAAGCGGATTGGATTGAAGTACTCTATAGCGGTGTTAATTATTTTTACCTGAGTGGTGTAGTCAATTTTGTGGAGGAACTCGTGATATACCTGCACCATCCAGTCGTCTGGCGTAACGACGAAGAAGGAGATGTGGGATGGGTGGACGTCCTTCCCGATGTCCATTCCCCCCACAATCGGCCAGGACTCTTCGTTGGGGAACGTTGCCCCCTCCCTTGGGAAATAAAGCTCAAGAGAAGGATCGAAGCATGCAGATAGATGTTCGCTTTTTATAAAGGTATCTACTTCGGATCTCGGGTAGAGCTGATACTCAACTTCAAAGGCGGCTGGACCAACCTCCGCTCGGATCTTCCGGAGACGTTCAATATCGTACATCTCCGGCCAGATCGTTATACCGTTTTCCCAATCCTTGACGGCTCGGAAACGAGCAAAGTAGAAGCTGGGGTTATCCTTAAGCCGGTGGAGAACGTCGTTGAGGGACTGAGGTGTACCCACCACACCAAGAACACCACCCGGAGGCGGAAGAGAAAGAATCACGCGATCGAAGATATCGTTGATATGGGCCAACTCTACGGAGCTAGCCGGGTTAGAAAAGTCCGAAAGGATGTCGTCACAGATGACTACCTTTGGGTGACGACCGCGTGTCGCCGCAAGAATCCCCTCGGGCTCAACCGTGGCCCGCCACTGATAGGGAGTACCATCCGATCGTTGTTCGCCAAAATCGACGGTGAAGTCTATCACGCTTTTGGCCAGGGGATTGTTATCTACCCACAGACGGCAATAGGGGTTCTTCTTGATATCGCGCTTAAGAGCCTCCACGTGCTCTTCTGCAAGAGGGCGTTTATATCCAATATAAAGCGCGTCTATATCGGACCCTTCTGAAAACAAACGCCAGAATACATATCCACGTCCGAGGATTGTACTCTTGAGATGAAGCCGTGGAGCGAGTATGCACCAGCGTGGGTATCTAGACGCTATTTCTGCCCAGGCTTTATGGAGAGCCCCTAGCTTAAACGGTTGGTAGTCCCCACTAGAGTAAAGGAACTCCTTGTCCAAGAAAGACGCGGCATAGACAGTTGTAAGAAAAATCCAAAAGTCGGACTGAGCCGCTTTAATAATTTGCAGCTCTTCGTAAGAGAAGGGCTGAACGAGCCCCCGCTTATCCATTTGGGTAAGCGTTCTACCCATCTTCTTCTAGGACCTCTAGAGTGTGCTCGAAGGTAGCGGGCTCTGCTTTCTCGTCAGGTGTTACCACTTCCCCGTACGTAGAAATCCAATCAGATATCCCCTCCCCATCCGGTAGAGCAAGTAAGGTCTCAGCTTCGGGGCTCTTCTCTAGGATAGCCCGACGAACATCCTGAAGGTTCTTGTAGAAATCCTCGGCGTTAACCACAAGAACTTGCTGCCGAGCATCTATGTTCACAGTGGATGTACCTTCGGATTTTCCGATAAACCGATAGTATGCCCCCATATACCTATCCCACCAATCTCGGTAGGCCGCCATGACCATGGTAAAACGCTGTTGTAAGTCATCGTACTGGGGGTCGTCTGGGGAAGTAGCAAGAAGCTCCTCCCGAAGCTTATCTACTTCTATTGCCCACTCCCAGGCTCGGTCACGTATTGCAAACAAGTCTTCGAGAAGGAAAGAAGAAGCATACTGAGCCACAACAGCACGGTGGCCGTCCAATATATTGGCGATGGTTTTGGGAGCCACTCCCACTTCTTTAGCGATCTCTTTTTCGGAGAACCCTCGTAGATACAGAGCTATAACCTGAGCTTTCAGGGTCCCCCGAAAAATCTTTTCTCTCCGTCTCGATGTGTACGTGCGCTTTTTCTCAAATTGCATCGACGACATGATGGAACCAGGTTGTCTACACTATCGGTTCCCCCCTTAGATATCGGAACCCTGTGATCTAGCTGAGTAGCAAACGCCCCGCAGTAGAAGCACCTATTACCATAGGCACGAAATATATCATCCCGAAGACGTCGGGGCAGTTTCTTCCGTCGACTCTCTCTCATCACGAACAGTATACGGGTTAGCAAGCAAAGCGCGATAGCCGTCTATTCCGCCTTCGTCATTAATGAGGGGGAAAGCAGGTGCTAGAATGTCTACCCTCCTATACCATCTCCAAATCGGCTGAGCCAGAAACTCGTCCATGATCCACCAGACGTCCTCGATCTCTGGAGGAAGGGAAACAGGACCAGTCGATACCTGTCGGACCACGGGGACCACAATTTTACCTATGGTCTCAAAAGTCTCCGTGGGGACAAAGCCGAAGTAGAGGTATTGGCTGGCGGTAGGGATAACAACCGACCTGTCCTCGTCTTCTGAAAAGAGGGTGATATCGTAGAGGAGGCTGTTAATCAGAATGGCGTACGGCCTGATATTTCTTTTCCATCGCCTACCCGTCGTTGAAACTTCCCCGTAGACCAAAACGGGCACGTGTGGACTATCCTCTACGATACCTCCCAGGCAGAGGGAACAGTACTCCTGAGGCTTGAGATTCAAATGCCAGACGTAAGTCTTTTGAGATGACTGCAGGAAGCAGTCGACATGGACGTAAAATACAGAAATTCGTTCCTCCATCAGAACCTCCCAGCTACAGCTTAGACGTAATTGGTCCAGAACTCATTTGATAGCTACCTTGGTAGGACTGCGTATCACCCAGGGTGGAATAAAGCACTAGCTGGCAGATAGCATCACCCTTATGTAGGGTTATCGGTTGTGCTCCAACATGATAAAGCTCTAGTGTGATGTTTCCCTTAAACCCGGGGTCTATATACCCCGCTGACGTATGAACGAACAGCCCCAATCTTGCATAGGAGGACCGCCCCTCTACCCTGGCTACCAAATCTTCGGGGATTTCTACCCACTCCAAGGTACTAGCTAGGAGGAAGGTAGGCGGGTAAATAATGATCTTTTCCTTCCCCCATACTCTGTACTCGGACGATTCTCCGGTAGAATCTTTGGGGAACAGCACATAGTCACCACTAACGCGAAGGTCTAGTGAAGCGGGCTGTATCAGGTCCTCAGTAAAAGGCCTGACCACCAAAGAGCCGGCGTTAATTCTATTCCTAATCTCTGGGCCGGTTAGTACGCACATTATAGGAAACCTACTTCTCCCACGTTAATCGGATTAGAGCATCCCAAGAGACAGGAAAAAGCTTCGAGATGATTTCTGCCGCCTTCTCGGCAACCTCTCCGGTTTCACGCTGAGCGTCCTCCGCTGTCCGTAGCCCATAGAACCGAGCCCAAGCGTAAAGAGACCCAGTCCAATACCATTCAGTCATAACTCCCTGGGGGAGAACCGCGCGCGCAACCTCGGGGGCTACACCAGCACTTATCAAGGATTGATAGATATCCACAGATTTTCGGTACCACTCGATAACCTCGTCTAGATACTTGGCTTCGTTATCTATGGGATCCGGCAGAGATCCTTGCTTCTTTTGGGGATGAACTTTTCTCAGCCTAGGCAAGTAGAAAGACAGATTCGTAGTAACGTACCTCCGTGAGATCTCGTTCTCCGTAAACCCAATCTTGTGGCGGAAGCACTGAGATCTGACGAAAACCGGGGCCTTCACCCAGAGTGTGATGTGAGGGTGGGAAAACGGTGACCAGTGATTATGCTTAGCCAGGTACTGTATTAAGCGTTTGTCCTGGTCGTCAAGGACGGTTTTCATGCGTCCAAACGAAACGCGTGCTGCATTGACCACCGTGAGGTCAGTACCAGAATGGTCAACGTACCGGACCTGGATAGGCTCGAAGAGGTCGGCCACGATTTATCCTCCTAACACTTCGAGTATCCGCACTCCCGACAAGCATAGCACCCATCGGAGGGGGTCAGCAAAACCCCGCAATCTGGGCAGGCATAGCCAGATGTGTACCTAGTCGTCCTCCCTTTTCCATTCAGGAACTTCAATCCCATCCAACGGAATACATAGTCTACCACACTTCTAGCGGTAGGGATAGCCGGATTGCTAGTCATACCGGAAGGCTCGAAGTTGACCCCTGACAGCTTCTCGACTAGAGACGAAAGCGGCACGCCGTACTGAAGCGCGTAGCTCGTCAGCATGGCAATGACGTCATACAGAGCGTTAACCGTCGTCCCTTCTTTACTGACGTGGACAAATAGCTCCCCCGGCGTCCCGTCCTCGAAGAGCCCCACGGTCATGTACCCTTCCTGCTCGCCCACGCGGAACTTGTGGGTGATGGACTGCCGCTCATCCGGAAGTCGTCGCCTCACCGGGATTCCGTTCTTAGCCAGTAGTTCCTGCGCGGCGCGGATCGCCTCTTGCGGATCCACCGGCTCAGCCGGGGGCTTCGCCGCCGAATCCTTGTGGTAGAGCACCTGCTCCTGCCGCGAACCGTCCCGGTAGTAGCTGATGCTCTTCAGCCCGCTGTCGTAGGCGAGCATGTACAGCCGCTTCACGTCCTCGACCGTGTGCCAGTTCGGGGCGTTGACCGTCTTCGAGATGGAGGAGTCGTTGTACCGCTGTGCCGCGGCCTGCACCCGCACGTGGTCTTCGGGCGTGATGTCGTTCGCGGCCACGAGCCACTCCGGCCGGTTCGGCGAGTAGTACAGGTCGGCCCAGCGCGACGTCACGCTGTACTGGCCCGTGCGGTCGCTCCGCAGGTAGTCGAAGTCGAAGTACGGTTCGATCCCACTGTTCACTCCAGCCAGGAGGGAGGTCGTACCGGTGGGCGCTTGGGTCAGCAGGTAGCAGTTGCGGATACCGTACTTCCGGATTCCCTCCCGGATCTCCTCCGGCAGCCGCTTGATGAAGGGGCGGTCGAGGTAGG